AAAAATATCCTTGTCATCGGCGGTTCCGGCTCAGGCAAGACGCGCTTTTTCGTGAAGCCAAACCTGATGCAGATGCACAGCAGCTACGTTGTGACTGACCCGAAAGGGACGATATAATAAAGACAGAGTAAAGGAGCATTTTCGGGAAAGGAGGTTTGCATCATGACAAAACCATCAAAAAAAGTGAAGATTACCGCTTTGTATGAAAGGCTTTCCCACGACGATGAGAGAGCCGGAGAGAGCGTATCAATAGAGAATCAAAAACGTATTTTAGAGGACTATGCGCTCAAAAAAGACTTCACAAACATCGTCCATTTTACGGACGACGGTGTGCGAGGGACTACGTTCAAGCGTCCCGGACTGGATGCGATGCTGAATGAAATCCGCGCCGGCAATGTTGCCACCGTGATTATCAAGGATCAAAGCCGTATCGGTCGTGATGTTGTAGAAGTGGGACTTTTGAAGCGTACTTTTGACGAGCATAACGTCCGTTTTATCGCTGCCAACGACAACCTTGATGCAGCAAACGGCTTTGACATCATGTCCATCTTCCGCGACGTTATAAACGAGTGGTACGTTGCCGACACAAGCCGGAAGATAAAGACGGTATTCAAATCCCGCATGGAAAAGGGCTTGCGCTGCTCCGGCTCCGTTTCCTACGGCTATCTCCCTTCCACGGAGAACAAGGGCGAGTGGATCATTGACGAGGAAGCCGCTGCGGTCGTGCGTCGCATCTTTCACAGTGTGCTTGCCGGAGAGAGCATCGCTGAAATCGGTCGTTCGCTTCGCGCCGATAAAGTTCCCATCCCCTCCGAGCATTGGAAACGTATCGGGCAGCCCGTCCGTGCGCCGAAGTATACCGATCCCTACGCATGGTCGGCAACTACCATCGGTTATATCCTCAAACGCCCGGAGTATATGGGACGCATGGTGCTGGGCAAGACTGTCTGTGAGAATTACAAGACAAAAGCCCACCGCCATACCGAACCGGAAGAGCAATTCGTTTTTGAAGGGGCGATCCCGGTCATCATCGATGAAGAAACATGGCACAATGTTCAGCGGATTCGGGAAACCAAACGCCGTCAACCCAAGCGCGAGGCGGTATCCAACCGTCTGACAGGGCTGCTGTACTGCGCCGACTGCGGGGCAAAGATGACTTTTCGCAGTAATATGGTGCAGGGCAAATGGCTCGATGAAGCGTTTATATGCGGCAGCTATCGTCACCTGACCCGCGACTGTACCATGCACTATATCTCCGCCAAGAAAATTGAAGCAGCCCTTCTTTCCGCAATTCAGCGTGTGAGCTGGTATGTGCGCAGCAATGAAAAGGAGTTTGCCGAGCGTGTCCGTCAGGCGTCCGAACAGCGGCAGACGGCGAGCGCGAAGGAATACCGGCAGAATTTGGAGCGTGCAAAACGGCGATGCGGTGAGCTGGATGAGCTTATAAAAAAGCTGTATGAAGGAAACGCCACCGGCAAGATACCCGACAGGCATTTTACCCGTCTGCTTGCCGAATACGATGAGGAACAGACAGGACTGGAAGCCTCCATATCCGAATGGAAGACGGCGCTTGATAATCGGAACGCCGAAAGGCTGAAAGCGGACAACTTTATTAAACTGGTAAACCGCTACGCCGACTTTTCTGAGTTGACCACGCCCATGCTCAACGAGTTCATTGAAAAAATCGTGGTGCATGAAGGAGCCGGACGCGGCAAGAGCCGCAGACAGCGGCTTGACATCTATCTGAGCTTTATCGGCGCGTTTGAAGTCCCGGCCGAGATCGTCACTCCGACGGAGCAGGAGGAACAGCACCGAAAATGTGAACATGATGAAGCCCTGAAGGAACGTCAGAAAGCCCGCAGAGAAAAACGCAACGAGGAACGCAGAGCGTTTACCGCAAGGAAAAAGGCAGGCTTGCTCACGCTGGAGGAACATGCTGCCGATGAAGTACGGCTTGCCCGCAACAGGGCGTGGCAGAAGGAACAGCGGGACAAGCGCAGAGCAGCACAGCCCCCAAAACCGCCAAAGCCGCGTTCTATTCAAACTCTTTTGGAGTGTGACAAAACCGGGCTGGCCATGACCGAAGAGGAACGGGAACGCCTTTCCGAATACCGCAGGAAGAAGAACGAACAGCACAGGGAGTGGCGAAAACGGCAGAAGGAGAAACGACCGCCGAAGCCGAGGACGCTCAAAGAACTGGACGCTGCACAGAAAGACGGAGAAACCCTCACCGCAGAGGAAGAAAAACGCCTGCATGAAAGCCGAAATCGCAAAAAGCTCCAACGGCAGGAATTGATCCGGCAGGCGGAAACCGATCCCGAAGCGGCGGCAGTGCTGGCTAAGATGCGTGCAGACCAATGCGCAGCCGTCACAAAGTCTCGCCAGAAGATGTGTGAAGAAGCGGCGAACGGAAATCCGGAAGCCATTCTGCGGTATGAAAAGCACCTTGCCATGAGACGGGAGAACTATCGCAACAGAAAGAACAACAAGGAGGTACCGGCATGAACGAACTGAAAGAGCGCATCCACGAAAACGGCATCGACTACATTCTCTGCGGAGACTACTACATCCCCGACTGGCAAATTCCGCAGTGCGACCGTACCATTGGACACTACGGACGAATGCGGAAGGCGTATCTTAAGGAGCACCGTCCTGCTCTGTATGCGGAATATATAGCCTGCGGAACACTGTTTGAACACTGTGCCGATATAAACGAACAGGCGCAGCAGCGTCTTGAGGTGATGATGGAGCAAATAATCCATGAATGGGGCGTCAAAGAGGAAATGAAGTCCACAGACCCGTTGGGCTGGGTAAGTCTGATGAATCAGGCGCGGCACTGCGCCGATGAGGTCATTTTGAATGAGCTGATTTATGATTGACAGATACGGTCAAGAGCCGTAAAAACCATCAACAGAGACGCTTCGGACGAGAAAGGGTTCGCCGGAGCGTTTTCTGTTTGAAGAAACTCCATTGTGGCGCAAAACAGCCCGAAAAGATAATATACTTTACGCTCAATGGATTGAAAAATTCACCACATCGTGATATGATACTTCTGATAGTTTTGTATTATCGGAAGTTAGGAGGGCATCGCCATGGGCGTGCGTTATGACAGGCTTTTCCACATGATGATAGATCAACGAATCACAAACTCGCAGCTTATGAAAATGTGCGGGTTCAGCGCCAATATCATCACAAGGCTCAAAAGGAACGAGTACATTTCAATGGAGAGCCTGGAAAAGCTGTGCAAGACACTGGAGTGTAAAGTGGATGACATACTCGTCTTTGGCGACGACGAAAGCTGAAAGGAGGAAAAGCGGTATGAAATCGAACTTTGATTTTTTGAACAAAGACTTCCCTGTGCTGGCGAATTTCGGAAAACTGGCAGAACAATACTGTTTTTCCGACGCAAATTCGTGTTTGATAAAATTGGGAATGATGGGCGAAACCATCGTCAATCTGATGTTTACCTATGACGGTGTTAAGCTCCCATACGAAAGCACCGCCGTCACCCGCATCGATGCGCTCATGCGTGAGGGCTTGCTTCCCCGCGACCTTTGTGACATTCTTCATGCTCTGCGTAAAGCTCGAAACAAGGCGAGCCATGAAAACTATGCCTCTGTTGATGAAGGAAAGACACTTTTGCAGATGGCCCACAGTTTGTGCGAATGGTTTATGCAAACCTATGGCGATTGGAGCTATCAAAATCAGCCGTTTGTGATGCCTTCCGAAGCTTCCGCAGCTCAAACTGAAAACAAGGAGCAAGAAGAAAAGCTGGAAAACGAGCTTTCAAAGCAAGCTGAACAGGCAGCCGCAGCCGCGCCTAAAGTATCCCAGGAGGAGCGCAAAAAGCAGTCGGCATGGGCAGCCGGAAAACGGCAGAAGTCCGAAGCGGAAACACGCTATCTCATTGACGAGCAGCTCCGCAAAGTTGGATGGGAAGCAGACACCGAGAACCTCCGATACGCAAAAGGAACCCGGCCCGCAAAGGGCAGAAACATGGCAATCGCCGAATGGCCGACAAACTCTCAGCTTGGCAATAAAGGCTATGCCGATTATGCACTTTTCATTGGGCAGAAATTAGTCGGTATTATAGAAGCAAAAGCTCTCCATAAGGATATTCCGTCTGTCATAGACTACCAGTGCAAGGATTACCCTCGAAATATCCGTGTGGAAGATAATCAATATAGAATCGGCGCATGGGGAGAATTCAAGGTTCCTTTTACTTTTGCTACCAATGGCAGACCGTATCTGGAACAATACAAAACGAAATCCGGCATTTGGTTTTTGGATTTGCGTCAGCCGTCCAATTCACCGAAAGCTCTGCACGGCTGGATAAGCCCTACGGGTATTGAGGAACTGCTGGAACGGGACATTGAAAGCAAAAACGCCGACCTGAAACAGATGCCCTATGATCTCCTGACGGATAAAGACGGGCTTAATTTAAGACCTTACCAGCTCAACGCAATCAAAGCGGCGGAAAAAGCCATTGTGGACGGTAAACAGACCGTTCTGCTTGCCATGGCGACAGGAACGGGAAAGACAAGAACCGTCCTCGGTATGATCTACCGTTTCTTAAAGACGGAACGTTTCCACAGAATCCTTTTCCTTGTTGACAGAAATTCTCTTGGTGAACAGGCGCAGGACGTATTCAAGGAGGTCAGACTGGAAGACCTTATGACCCTTGATGATATTTACAATATCAAGGAACTTGAAGATAAGGTTATCGAGAAAGAAACCCGCATTCAGGTGGCAACCGTTCAAAGCATGGTAAAGCGTATTCTCTACAACGCTGACGAGACGATGCCGGCGGTTTCCGACTATGACTTGATTATTGTCGATGAAGCGCATCGAGGCTATATTCTGGATAAGGAGATGGATGAAGACGAGTTGCTTTACCGTGACCAGATGGATTATCAGAGCAAATATCACGCCGTTATTGAATACTTCGATGCGGTGAAAATTGCGCTTACCGCTACCCCGGCTTTACAGACTACCGAGATTTTCGGGCAGCCTGTGTTCAAATATACTTATCGTGAGGCAGTTATTGAGGGCTATCTGGTTGACCACGATGCTCCGCACGAACTGAAAACAAAACTCAGCAGCGAAGGCATCCATTACAGACCCGGTGATACTGTCACGATTTATGACCCCGTGACCGGGGAGATTACCAACAGCGAACTGTTGGATGACGAGCTTGATTTTGATATTGACGCATTCAATCGGCAAGTGATTACCGAACCTTTCAACAGGACTGTGCTTGCGGAAATCGCCCGTGACATCGACCCCGAAGCCCCAAGGGAGCAAGGGAAAACCCTTATCTATGCGGCCGATGATCAACACGCTGATATGATCGTATCCATTCTTAAAGACATCTACTCCGAAACAGGTGTAGATAACGATGCGATTATGAAAATCACGGGCAGTGTCGGCGGTGGCAACAGAAAGAAAGTCCAGGAAGCAATCAAGAGGTTTAAGAACGAGGACTATCCGAGCATAGCCGTTACGGTTGACCTGCTGACAACGGGAATCGATGTGCCTGAAATTACCTCTCTTGTATTTATGCGCCGAGTAAAGTCCCGCATTCTCTTTGAGCAGATGCTTGGACGCGCAACACGACTTTGCCCGGAGATTCATAAAACCCACTTTGAAATCTACGATCCGGTCGGCGTGTATGATTCTCTTGAGCCGGTCAACACCATGAAGCCGGTCGTTGCCAATCCCGCCACGTCATTTGAACAGCTTATTGACGGGCTTGAAGTGCTTGACAGCGAGGAACAGGTCACGAATCAAATCAACCAGATCATTGCAAAACTGCAACGCAGGAAGCGCAATATGAGCAAAAAGGAAGTGGAGCATTTTATAGACCTGTCCGGCGGTCTTGACCCTACGCAGTATATTGAACAGCTTGAACAGGAATCTGCGGAAGCCGCCAAAAACAGGATACTTGCAAACAAACAGCTTTTCAAAATGCTGCAAGAGCCTAACTCCAACGGCGGCAGACCGGTTGTTATTTCCGATAAAGAGGACGAGCTTATCGGCCATACAAGAGGATATGGCGACAAGGACAGACCGGAAGATTATCTGGATGCGTTCTCCGAATATGTGAAGACGAATATGAACCAAATCGCCGCATTGAATAGCGTCTGTACCAGACCGAAGGACTTGACCCGCGAAGAACTCAAATCCCTGCGCCTGACGTTGGACAGAGAAGGCTTTACCACGCAGCAGCTTAATACGGCGATCTCCCAGATGACAAATGAGGAGATAACGGCGGATATTATCAGTTTGATTCGCCGCTATGCTATCGGCTCCGTCCTTATCAGTCATGAAGCGAGAATCCGCAGGGCTGTTGACAAGCTCATGAAAGCACACTCCTTCTCCAAACAGGAGATGAACTGGATTAAGCGCATGGAGACTTATTTGATGCACGAATCCGTTCTGAATGTCAAGGTTTTCGATGAGGACGCTCGCTTCAAAGAGCAGGGAGGCTTCAAAAAAATCAACAAAGTGTTCCAGAACCGGCTTGAAAGCATCGTTTTGGAACTGAACACCTATGGCAAGTATCAAGCCCCACGGTGATTTTTTTGATTACATTGATATTGATGCGATCGACAATCGAAGCCACTGCATAAAAGAAGCTAAACATCTACCCGTAGCAAAAGCCCCCAGTCGCGCAAGCCGTGCACTCCAAAGCGGAAGTGTATTGTTCTCGTTGGTCAGACCTTATCTTGAAAATATAGCTTTAGTAGACGAGGAACACAGTCATTGTATTGCTTCAACAGGCTTTTACGTCTGCAATTCCAATGGTGTGTTCCTGCCGGAATTCTTGTTTTTCCTAATGATATCAAGGTATGTAGTGAGCGGATTGAACCAACATATGAAAGGCGACAATTCGCCGTCAATAAGCAAGGACAATATTGAGGATTGGCTCTATCCCATACCGCCACTTGAGGAACAGGAGGCGATTTGCTCCAAACTTAAAGAAGTTTTTTCTGCAATCGGACACATCGAAAAGAGCCTTAGCTAAGACTCTTTTCGATTGCGGATATATGTGAGAATGAGATGTTTATTGCTTCTTCGATCCGTCGCTGCTCGGATATTGGCGGCAGTGCAATAAGCATCTCTTTTAACGTAAGTGGTTTCAGCTCCTTTTGGTTGGTCGAACCTTCTCCTTTCTTTTCAAGTTCCCCCTGATGTGCCTTCAAAAATGTGTACAGGTAGAGGGCCTGAATGCTGCCGGCGGCGCGAATAATAGTAACATGGGAATCCGGTACTATAGGAAGGCCTGAAACATTATCGGTTGCTCGATAAAGCCCTACACGTCCCAACGTGCCGGTTCCGGTCGAGTTGATTACCACGTCACCGTCTTGCATATACTCATCGTTTGAGTATCGTCCTAACGTGGTTTCGTCAAGGGACAACGATAGTCCAATATCGATCCCGTTGTGCTTTGTATTGCACTTTTGAGCGAAAACGAGTACGCCACTTTTATCAACGTATCTCGGAGCTTTACCTCGACGAATTTCTTTGATGCAACAATTTTCCAATCGTGTCCACGCCCAAGTATCCGGAACCTCGAAAGGAATTTCTTCATCAATACAACGCACATCACAACCGACCTTCTCATAATAAGAGCTGTACACACCTTTCCTCTATAATATTCGGTGCGTCTAATCGCAAAAATATTATGGAGGTGTCTTCATGAAGACTAAAATTTCCTTCGAGGAACATCTTCGCAAGAGCAATCTTTCGGAGAACACGATCACATCTTATCTATGGACGGTGGAGTATTTTCAGTCCCACTACGACGGGATAACCAGCGAGAATCTTCTGGCATACAAGGGGTATCTGATGGAGTTCTTTAAGCCAAAGACCGTCAATTTGAGGATACAGGGTATGAATAAATACCTCGAATTTCTCGGCTATGCTGCCTTGCGTTTGAAAGCGGTGAAGGTTCAACAGAAGAACTTTCTGGAGAACGTAATCAGCAACGCTGACTACAATTTCTTGAAAAAACAGCTCAAGAAAGACGGCAACATGGAATGGTATTTCGTTATATGGTATCTGGCTGCTACCGGTGCAAGAGTTAGTGAACTGATTCAGATAAAGGTTGAACACGTCGAAATCGGCTACTTCGACCTTTACACTAAAGGCGGAAAACTGAGGCGGCTTTACATACCGAAAAAGCTCAGAACGGAGACTATGACATGGCTGGAGGAAACAAACCGTTCCTCCGGTTATTTGTTTCTCAATAGATTAGTGTTCTTGCCTTATCGCTCATGGTTTCCTCCATATATATGTTTTTTTAGGTGAACAATAATCTAAATCTCATAAGGACACTCCTACCTTGATCCATAGCGCCTATAAGAATACCCATTGTTTACTATTGTTCAAAACCTTTTACCTGATTGGAATTATAATGCCTGATATTGTATATGTCAATAGCCAAATTGAGGGCTTTAGTCTATAATAGAGATAAACAAAAATGAGCCGTTGCTGTGTGCAGCATGCCCTTAGTTGCCAATATATCTGATATATTTGATAAGGATAATTTACTTGGTGAAAAGGACAGTCCTGTCGATAGAGGCCAAGAAACTTGGAAAAAACTCTACGAAGGGAGGCTGTCGTGGCGATGAGTGGGCAATACACCGTCTATCATCTACATAGCGACCTGTCAAATGGCGTTACCAATATTGATTCGGTCACAAAATACGGAGAGTACATTGCAAAAGCCAAAGAATGCGGTATGAATGCGATGGGCTTTTCCGAACACGGTTCTGTTTTTGAGTGGTGGCACAAGAAAAGTGCGATTGAAGCAGCTGGGATGAAGTATATCCACGCCGTTGAGTGCTATCTCACCACAACGCTTACAGAAAAAATCAGAGACAACTATCACTGTGTTCTTCTCGCCAAAAACTACAGCGGCTTTTTGGAATTGAACCGTCTCGTGTCTAACAGTTTTTGTAGGAAGGACAACCATTTCTACTATGCTCCCCGCATTACCTTTGACGAGTTGTTCCACACATCGGATAACATCCTTGTCACTACCGCTTGTGTCGGCGGTGTGCTTGGGAAAGGTGACGAGCAGGTACAGCGGGTGTACCTCGATTTTTTGACTCGTAACCGGCATCGCTGTTTTCTGGAAGTCGGACATCACATGGATGAAAAACAGATTTCCTATAACAAAAAGCTGCTTGCGTTAAGTCAGGAACTCACCATCCCACTGATAGCTGGAACAGACACTCATGTTTTGAATGAAGAGCACGAGAAAGGTCGCAGTATCCTACAGGCATCCAAAAATATTTTCTTCGACGGCGAAGAGCGTTGGGATTTGAAGTTCAAAACTTAGCCTACGCGGTTCGCGTCCTCCGGCGTGATCTCACCGGGTTTGAAGGACTGGCGTACCTGATAGGCGATCACGTCGCTTTGCTGCTCCCTGCCGGTGAGGGTTTTGTACTGCCGCTTGGCGAACAGAAACTCCGCGTCGGCGGTTTTTGGGTCGCATTCGTAGGCGGAGATCAGCTCGCCGCCCTGTGTCTTGTCTGGATTCTTGGAGTAGTCGATGCGGTCGGTCAGGCAGTCGGCAATCGTCTTGCCCTGATTAACGTGCATGGAAATGATGCGTGTGGTCGCCATGGGGCGCGGCCTCCTTTCGGTGGGATGGATTTGTAATTTCTTATTTGAAGTCCTCCGTATTTTTCTTGTATGTTTACGCTGCCATGTGCTATACTATGATATAAGGAGCGTGATACGAAATGACCTTTGACGAAGCCATCATCAAGCTGCGCAGTGAGCGTAGGATCTCCCAACGTCAACTTGCGGAGGAATTGAACGTGAGCTTCACCTCCGTCAATCGCTGGGAGAACGGAAGGACGATGCCCAATAAAATGACGGTGTTCGTCATTCGCAAATACTGCGAGGAGCACGGTCTGGATTTTTCTTATGACGAGGGGGCCGGCACATGAATCACAAAATGACGATAGCGCAAATCTGCGGTGCGGTAGAATCGCCGCTCTTTGACCGAAAGAGCGCCCGCATCGACGCAAAAACGCTGGCGATTCATCTGATCGCATTTGCCAACGCGGATGGCGGCATAATCGCTGTCGGCGTGGAGGATGACGGTACGATCACTGGCATCGACGGCCATGCGGAGCATATCAACGAGCTGCTTCGTGCGCCGTTTGACTTCTGCAAGCCCTCCGTGCGGGTGGAAACGGAACGGCTCTCCTGCGTGAACAGGGACGGAACGCCCGACCACATCCTGCTGATTGAGGTGTTGCAGAGCAACGACCTCCACGCCAATCAGGCGGACGAGGTTTTCTTCCGCGTCGGGGATAAGTCCAAGAAGCTCAATTTTGAGGAGCGCTTGCAGCTCATGTACGCAAAGGGGACGCGCTATTTTGAGGATACGCCTGTCCCGGACGCGGCGATGGAGGACATCGACCTCGGCTTTGTCAAGGCGTACACGGAAAAGCTGGGCTACCGAAAAAGCCCGGAGGAATACCTGCGGGAGAACAAGGAATTTGTTTCGGGAAAGGGCGGCAAGGAGGCGGTCAGCGCCGCCGCCATGCTGCTGTTTGGCAGGAATCCGAAGCGTTTCTTTCCCCGCGCTCGCATCCGCTTTGTCCGATATGAGGGTACGGAGGCGAAGGTCGGCGCGGAGATGAACGTCATCAAGGACGTGGTATTCGAGGGCCGCATTTTGCAGGTGACGGAAAAGGCGCTGGAGTTTGTGCGCGGGCAGATCAAGGAGCGCACCTATCTCGGCGCGGATACCCGGTTCGTCACAGAGCCGGAATACCCGGAGTTTGCGTGGAAGGAACTGATCGTCAACGCCGTCGCGCACCGGGATTACAGCATCAAGGGTACGGACATTCAAATCAAGATGTTCGACGACCGGCTGACGGTGGAAAGCCCCGGTACGCTGCCAGGCATCGTGCGGCTGAACAATATGCGGCACGTCCACTTTTCCCGCAATCCGAAGATCGCGCAGTTTTTGCATGAATACGAATATGTGCAGGAGTTTGGCGAGGGCGTAGACCGTCTGTACGAGGTCATGGAGACGGCGGGGCTACCGCAGCCGGAGTATCGCGTGGAGGCGTTCATGCTATACGCCACCATTCGGAATACGAAGCTGACGGATAACTTAGGGGGAACACCACAAGTCACCCCACAAGATACCCCACAAGATAAAATCATCGCATACTGTATGGAACCGCGCAGCAAGGCAGAAATTGCCAAGTTCTGTGGCTTCAAAGACATTAAGCACTTTACGGCGCGTTATTTGAAGCCCCTGCTGGAAAGCGGGCAGCTTCGCATGACCATTCCCGACAAGCCCAACAGCCGCAATCAAAAATATGTTGC